CAAATCTCCTGTGTCCATTGCGCGGTAGCGGATTTTTGACTCATTCACGAAATCGTAAAACCTCGGATCATTGTCAATGTCTTTCCAAACTGTACCTACAAGTGTGTAAAGTTCCGCAAACATTCGCTGACGGGAAATATAGTCTCCTCACCCACTGACACTGTTGCGGGGTTCATCTATCTCTTCCCTGGAAGATTCGTCCTTTGTGGCAAAACCCTTCAGTGAACGTGCAGATTCCCGCTTTGCGATTTTGTTTGCGACTGCCATTACTTCGGGGTATTCCCTCAGTATCTCGCGTTCCTCATCGCTCCAGTATCGCTCATCGTCAAATGGGTCGGGTTCCTCTTTCGCTTTTGTCTCGAACTGTTTGAGCTTCTCCTGCATGTCACTCATCTCTTGGAGTTGCTGCCTGATCTCAATCTTCTCCAATCTGAGTGACTCTTTCTCCTGCTTCAGGGAATGTACCTCATTCCCCCTGCGGGAGTGGGATGCTTCAAGGTTCTTGTAGCGATCCTCCCAGTCAACTTCCTCCTCCTGAGTCTCTTCCTCTTCTTCCTCTTGAGGTTCTTCCTCAGAATCAGGTTCCTCGTACTCTTCCTCAGTCTCGCTCTGTTCTATATCTTCGACAGGTACGGACTGTTGCCGATTCCCTTCATCATATTCGGGAACATCTTCCCAAGATACTTCTTCTGCCATTTGCCCCTATTTGTGATTATTTACGGGGTGAGCGTCACTCTCCCGAAGGAATACCCTTCTGTCCCTTTTCTGCCAGCTTTCGCGGCAACGACACAATCTCCCTGAATGCTCTGATCTCTCCGATCAGGGAATTGGCCTTGGACTTATCGGTTTCACTTGAAATAAGATTTGCCGATAAAACTTCTTGCCTCTCACTTATAAGAGACTCGATATACTTTGAAAACGCAAGCCATCTCGGATCAGTCCGAATGTTTGCGATGTAATTCCCAGTATCTGATGGAATCATACTACTTATGCAGCACGACTCATACCTTGTTGCGGAGGTCCACCTCCTTGTGGGGGTCCGCCTCTTTGCGGTTGGCCTCCCCCTCCAGCCTTACGAACATCAGCTTGTTCCTTATTTATATTTTCCTCCGTCTTCTTCAATTGCTTATCTTCTTCCTTGCCCATCATCTCTTGTTGTATCTCTTGAGCCTGTGCTTGCTGAACCTCTTCCTGAATCAAGATTGAATCATCAGAGAAGTCAACATCATTTGTAAGTGTGTTGCCTTGAGTCATTAGAATCTCACGTTCATTGATCTCACGTTTCCTCTCATCAGAACTAACAGCAATCTTCTCTTGCAGCAAGGATTGAAGACGCATTATCTCTTGTTTCGCCGCAATCTCCGCTTGTTGCATCTGTTGCATCTGTTCTGCCGTTGCCTGATCCTTCTGCTGCTTCTCTTCCGGAGTGAGAACCATACCTTCTGGTTCAAGACTGAATGCGCGGAATACTGGTTTTACGAAACTACCCATATCCACATACTCCCTCAAATCAGGATTTTGTGTAAGCACTTGCATCAATGACAGCAACTGAGTGTTATGAACCTCTTTTGCGACATATTGCATAAACCCGGTTGATTCGCAGTCATAATCACCCTTGAGTGAAGAATCCTCTGAGTCAGACATCACCCAATGATAGATTGCTTGTATATTCCTTGAGATCATATTACTCACAGAACGGACAACCTCAGCAGTAAGCTTATTTGCATTTGATTGCAGAATCGACATTCCTGTTGCAGTCTTCGTCTGATACTGAGCCGATTCTCCCAATCCTATTGCAGACTGTCCTGAAGCAATATCCGCTTGTCTTTCAAGTAAGTCGATCAATCTGTCAAGCCCCCCGGTTACATCAGGGATTATCACAGAACGATATGCAGACTGAACATCATTTCCGGGGCGAACCTTAATAACCTTACCGGGATAGATGTTCTCAATGTCTTCTCCCTCGTCAAATGCCTGTGGATCAACAACAGACATAGGATTTGATGCGAGAGCCTTGCCCTCCACCATCTGAGCAAAAGCAAAGTTGGTAATATCCTGCAAATCACGAATAGAGAAGAAAATCCCATCACCCCAGACACTCTCTGTGTTTCTCTCCCAGTAACAGAAGTCAAATGGAATCCTCCCATCAAACGGATTTGTGACAACCCGAAGAACCTTGTCTCCACAAGAAGTGATGCAAACAGATATGTTTGTCCCCTTCATCTTCTTTGAGACATCCATATAAGGTTCCAAGTCTTCGGCAGGAATATCTCCCCACATCTCCAAGACCTGATACTTCTTAATGCGATCTCCCCTATGCTTGTTATACCGTGATGGAGACTCCGACTGATCTGCTCCCTCATCAATTCCAAGCCCTCTCTCCAAAACCTCCTCTATCGCTTTCTCAATGAAACCATTCTGTTGGGAAAGATTTCTTAGTTGCTGCGCCGAGTAGAAAGCTCTTTGTATAACCCAGTCACAATCATCTATAGATTTAGCTTCAGGGTTGGGGAATATGTCCCACAAGGAAACCCTTTCAATCATCGGGATCATCTCCGATTCAAGGAGGTCTTCCGCCTTGAGGATTTCAGGGTCTTGTCGTGCTGTTCGGTAAACAGGATAATTATAATTCTTGAGAACAATAGACTTGGTTATCCCCGTCCCATACAAGCACATCTCAAGAACAGTATCGCCGATAACCCCGATATAATCTGTCTTACGAAGGATATCCCGTATGATATTCTCCATACGTTCTGCCCTTGTCTTGACCTCTTCGACAACTTCACCCGGAGGAAGCTGCTGAAGATCAGGGGCTGCAAACTTAGGATTGTAATTCGGGGAAATTGTGAATGGAATCTTCCCTGACTCGAAAAGCAGGGAAGTTATCTTTACCCGTGCAGAATTCACACGCCTACGAACAAGATGGATGAAAATACCATTCTTCTTCGCCAAGGACAAAACCCTGTCAACCCTTTCGGGATGCAAGGCTCTGTAAGCATCATATGCTCCACGCCACGTTTCCTCATCCTCCTGACGATACTCTTTCGCCTGAAGGAAATAGTCTTGCACAAGCTCCGCAAGACTATCCGTTGTTGGAATCTTGGACCCCCCCACTTCCAATGGAGGAGTTTCCTCTGTGTATTCTGGCATCGCTCCTCAAAGAAGAGGGGGATCAGGCAAACCGGAGGGTACTAGGGGCTAGTCCACCTTCACCCCCCAGTTGTCAATAGGCGTTGACGTATGCCAAATTCTTGATATGCCCAGCCGTAGTACCATCCATGTACTCTCGCGTAGTAGCTGCTCCAACAACCAAAGCACCAGCAGTGGTGTTGTCGAAGTAAATCTCAGCAATCACAGCTTCGTCCGTCAAGTCTAGTACGGGCCTTCGTGCAGTTTGCACACCATTCGCATGAGACGCACTGTTACCTACGATCTCTCCGGCATAGAAATGACCCTGTGCTTGCAGCGTGGAGTTAGTCCCAATGGTGCCATGCTTTTCCACAGTTACAGTGCAGTAGACATGAGCATATGCTTCTACAGATAGACCACAAAAGTTCTGGCGAACAGTCCTTGTCGAGGTTGACGAATCATCAGTTATAGTCTTAGCAGGGTTGTTGGCATGGAGCAAGCCAGTCATCTGTGCTACAACTAAAATAGTATCTGAACCTGCTCCATCAGCAGTAAGAGTCCGGACTTCTCCATCAATCATGAATGGTATTGCAGACCAAGAGCATTGCTCACTCCCATCCATCGCCAAGGCCATATTCCCCAAAGCCATATTACCGACCAAATCTCGTTGGCCTTTATGCCAAAAGGCACTTTCTAAAGTAGCCATTATATCCTTTCATATTTATGAACGGTTCAAAAAGAACCGGGACACGACCACCGCATCCCGTTCATTGAATTTCAGTTATACCACAATCCTCAAACAAGTGTCAAGAAAAAAATCACTGAAACTGAAAAATAGGTATTTCGGATTCAACCTGCTTCCTCCTCTTCTCCTCCTTCCTTCTTAGGGAAGGAGGGTAAAGCCTAGCCACCATCAGGGCAATACAGAGTGCAATCACACAATCATCGAACCTCCCGTGCTGTGCGCCCATCTTCCCGTCAGGGTGGTGTGCAAAGGTATTCATCTCATGGATTATCTCCTTTGATCTTATATTGATCTCATCCTCCCGCACCAACTCCCGAAGATTGTTCACCATCAAGGGTTTTGACTTCAGGGTAGTATTCCATCCTAGCTTCTTTTGCTTCCTAGCCGTTCTCTCGTCTAGCACCCGCTCAAAGTACATGTTCGGATATCTATGCAGATTCCGAAGACTTGTCAGAGT